CATATTGCTCGCAAAGTCGTCACTTGAACACAATTACCGAAAGGGGAGCTATTAAAATGCCAAAGATCCTGGCATTATAGCAACCATCACAGCGGAGAGATGCCGGAGCGGCTGAACGGACCGGTCTCGAAAACCGGAGTAGGGGCAACTCTACCGGGGGTTCAAATCCCCCTCTCTCCGCCACTATTCAAACACTTACAGCATTCCATTTCAGTGACCTGCCTCCCGATGAGAAAAATTGAGAAAATCCACTGAGAAAAATTCTAGCGCCGAAGCATGCTCCGACGCCAAAGAATCATCTCATTTTCTTGTTCAAAGTCGGGCTGATTTTAACTTTCCTGTCGTAAACAAGTACCTGTGACTCTGTCTTATGACCACTGAATTTTTGCTTGTCTCTGCCAGATCCTTCATAGTCTGAGATCCCTTTAGCCTTTAGATCATGGAAGGTGCAATCAAGTGGCCTACCAAGTTCTTCAGAAGCCGCATTTCTCGCTTTTCTCCATGCTTCATTAAATCCCTTATATGAATAACGCTCACCATACATTGTCCTGATAACAGGGCCATCCTGTCCCCATTCCCTGCAAATATCAACAGCCGCACTGAGACGCTCAGTCCAGGCTTTGATCTGTTTAATACCAGTCTTACCTTGCTGTATGAAAATTCCTTTATCAAGAATCTGATTCCAGTTCATTTTAAGAACATCAGAAACCCTTGCAGCGCATAGATACGCAATTTCCATCGCGGCTTTAACTGCAGGAGTCGCATGAGTGAAGATAGCAATGTACTCTTCATCGGTTATGTAGCGGTCGCGCTGGGGTTTAGGAAACTTATCGACACCAACACACGGATTACCTGGTACATAACCACGCTGATACCCCCAGCGGTATACACGAGACATTGAACTATGCTCGTGATTAGCCTGAACACGGCTTCTTTTACCACGTGCATCCATGTAGCGCCGGACGTGTTCAGGTTTAATGGCCTTTGCCTCTGCATCGCCGAAAACCGCTAACAAGTATTTTTCATGTGCCAGGTAATCTTTTTGTGTCCTGGGGGCAAGGTCTGCATAGTCAGCACTATTTAAAAATTTTTTCCACAATTGTTGAAAGGTGAGTAGTTTCTTTCGACCTTCAACGACTTTCTCGTAAGCTAACCAAACCTCCGCTTTAGAAGCGTTTGCTGGGGCTAGATTCTCGGTAGTACCTCCTGGCTTCCAGTAGTAACCGGAAGGGCGGAAAAACACACCCTTCGGCATCCACTCATTACCAGGCGCTCTTTTGCGGCCCATATTATCTCTCTACAGCGTCAAAGTTCATGCCTGGAGTAGGCATATGGCCTGCTGGTGGAAGTATGCGTTGTACGGGATGGTTAATATGAAACCAGGTCGTTTTGATTGCTCCGTCCCGGCGTTCAATAAAAAAGATCCCGTTCTGCGTTAATACCTCTTTCTGCAGTGACTTTTGGGGCGAACCCGTGGCCTCTGTCAGTTCTTCATCAGTCAGGAAGCGATCGCTCATGAGTTGTTCTCCACTGAACCAGCTGCAACCGGTTATTTATTACTGCGATTTTAATTTAATGAGACTAAAAGCCATGAGAACTTCTAGACTATATCTTCTATAAAACTTAACAAATCCACAGTAGAACACGTAAAGAATAAATAGAGTTATGAATATTGATAAGTAATTGTATTTATGAGTGTCATTATCAAAGAAAGTCAAGGCTAACGCTAAAACTGAAATCCAAAAATTAAGCAAGAAAATGAAGCAAACATTTCGGCAAAATCCATAAAGAGCAACGTAATTTTGTATTTTACTCTGATGGGTTTGAGAAAACTCATATGCAGAATGATAGGCGAATCTGAACAGATCACCATCTAAGTATTTGCTTTTATGTAAGCTTATGCCTAGGTTATGTTCATACGATTCACTAACTTTTTTCCACAGGTTCTCTGCTAGTTTTTTTGGCAATCCTCTGGAGTAGCAAAACTTAAATGTACACAGGTCAAGAAACATGATCGGTGAAGTAATTACCTTGATAATAAAGTTTCTTATTTTTTTCGTTTTATCGATTTTTCTTTTTTCAGTATATTTATCATTTATATTTTCAAATAAATAAATAGATGGATAATTGAGTGATTCATTCATGTATTTCTCAATAAAGAAAGCTGATAGAATAGATACAAAGTGACCAGAGATATATGATGATACTATTAATGAAGCGTAACCTAATAGACTAAAAGCATTAGGTTGTGTGTTTATGAATTTAACTATCTGCATAGCAGGTTCTAACTCGTATGTAACTCCTACGAAATAAAGTAAGTAAAGGAATAAACCTCCTGGTATTAAATAACCTAAGAAATCATAAAATGAAAATGGATTTTGATTCATTATATACTCCATTTGTTGACTTTCTGATAAAATGATATGAAACTGATTTTAAAGGTTTTTTTGACTTTCAGGCGATTTACATGATCTTTTCTAGCTTCTGTTCGCTCAATATTTCATCTTCTTCTTCAAGAACTATACTATGCACAGTTAGTGATTCAAGTTCATCATTTTTCCCCTCATCCTTCAACAATTCTTAGTTGCTCAATTGCAAATTGCGCCATAGCATCAAGTCTTTGGTTCATAGCCATCAGCATTGACGTAGCGAGTAACTTCTACATCATAGAAAGTTTCAACCTCGACATGACCCACAAAGCACTCAGGCTGAATGAATTTTCAGCGCCACATTCTCCGCAGCCAGCTGCCGTACCTTTTCAGGCAAACCATCAGGGCAATTATGGTTACCGTTTTTACTGCGCGACCAGGAAAAGCCGCAATCAAAGTGAAACACGTCTCCGATCTCTTTTATGTTCATGCTGTCCACCATTCAATAAACATGCAGATAACAACGGTTACTACGGCAACCAGCACCCAGCAGATCACATCGAACAGGGCGGCGAACCGACACAGGGTGTATTTGCTGTAATTCTCAGGATCAATATTCATTTCGCCTCCCCAAGCACCCAACGGAGTGCGCTCGCATACTCACCCTCGGCAGATTCCAGGGCTTTAGTAATTTCTTTGCGGGTTTTCAGGCGAGGCTTTGCATCACCGAGGATCTGACGCTGTCGCCGGGCTTTTTCATGGCCGGTTGTGCCAGCAGTTGCCGCTTCGATTTCAGAGACTTTCTCCCGCTGCTCTTCGGGTTTAAGCGATGCCAGCTGACGCGCCTGGGTAACGGTGACCGTTCCGGACTCCACTGCATCGCGAACAGCCTGGGTGGCATCCAGTAGTGACAGCGTTGCGCGTACGGTCTGAACGCTGCAGCCAAACAACACCGCAATGTCGTCCTCATCGAGCCCGCGGTCGAGCGCGTCTGACATTTTTTTAGCCCGGCCAAGGGGTGTATCAGGTCGGCGAATTTCGTTTTCGCTGACCATGTATTTAGCCATCTGATTTGCTGACCCGCGCTTAACAACCCCAGGAACAAGCAGTGGGTCTTTGCCCTCTTTCAAAAGAAGCTTATTTGCCTCCAGCGTATGTTTAACGCGCTGACGGCCTGCAACTACGCAGGTGAGCCCAATTTCAGGGTCTTTCCAGACAATAATCGGCTCCAGTACACCCAGCTCCTTGATGTTCAGTACCATCCCTTCGTCGATCGGCAGGTTGATACGTTCATCGTAGAGAAGATGGGTTTTGTCGGTAACAAGATGCAGCTTTTCCGGTTCGAACATCAGAACGTTGGTTTTGCCGTTGGCGCCGTATACAAGCTTTGAGTCTTTAGCCATCAGAGAGCCTCCACGTTACGGAAGCTGGCGGGGCAAATTGCTTTCAAATCGCGCATAGCCTCTAGAACATGCATATTTGTGCGATTCTTGGTGTGTCGCTCGGTCAGACGATCACACTCTTTCGCCCATGATTTGACCTCTGCGAGAAGGGCGTCACGTTCGGTGCGGGTCTGGCGCAGAGCTACATTCGAAACATCGAGGACGATAGCCAGTTCCCTGATGATTGCTGCCTGTGCTAGTGGCATAGTTTTGGCTATTTCGTACGCCTGTTTAATAAGTTGATTTGCTGTCTTAGCCATCTTTTGTTCTCCATCTGACGTGCTGCAACGCGTAAATTTAGGGTGCAGCAACCCAACCCATGAGAATGGGGTAATTGCTGCTGTTCTAATCAGGCTGCTGGTTTTTGTTCTTCGGGCTCTTTGTAGGCGAGCAGATCACAAAGCTGGTTAATTACTTTACAGAACTGGAACATGTCCGTACCTGCCTGGTGACGCCAGCGGTAGGCTTTGTCGTCATCATCAGAATAATCATTATCCTTGGTATCGATCCGCCGGAAATGGAACTTATCTGTAAGCAGAAAAGAGACGCCGCAGCCTCTTAATTCCATGTTATCGACGATAAAACCTGTGTTCAGGCTCTCCAGAATTTCACTGGTAACGGAAGAGTGTTCCGCAGAGTAGCGAATAACTTCTTTCTGTTCTGCCAGGCGGGATAGCTGGACATAATCACCGACCTCAAACCCGGCAAAGGCTGATTCTTCGCCGTCCAGATGGTTTTTAAGGCGCGTTGTCAGGCCGTTTTTGATATCACTGATGTTGATCGTGACTGTTTTGACTGAGCCGATCACTTTAACCAGCATCGCCCCGACTAAATTGGCAATATTTTTATTGGCGGAATTAATGATCAGCAGATTTTCTTCAGTGTTATACAGGACCAGGATCAGAGACGACTTGATGAATGCCTGTTTGCAGAGCTGAACCTTAGCATCCTGTATAATGTTGTTACGGTCAGCGCGCTTCAGTTTCTCACCACACGCATTTTCGATGCGCTGGATACGCTCATTGGCTTCTTTCATTACGACGTGCTGGGGGATTATTTTCTCATCGCGGCGAACCACGATTGCATAACCGTCAGTAATTGGCGTAACCAGCTCGCCAGTAATCGGATTAGGGACGAAGGAAGCCCGCGCGAACTCCGTTTCTGTAAGTTCAGAGTAGGGCAATTCCTGCAGGTGCCCTTCAACCGCTTCAATACTGGGCAAAGTAGCCCGGTAGACAATGGCGTTACGTAACTTTGATAATTTCATTTCTGTGTCCTCTGCAAAGGATTAGTTAGTTATCTCCACACAACGGAAAGAGCACTGAAGCACTGGAAACTCACTTGACTAACACAGTGCTTTTTCCTGTTGTGTGCCGGGCTTCCACCGGCTCCCATCTGTTTTTAAAGCCACTCAGATATCGTCTGGGCTGTGCCGTCTACTTCCGGCTGTCACTGCCGTCGAGAGTGCTGGCAGCTCACTGACCTGATATCTCCCAGGATCAACTGGAGTGGTTGTTATCGCTACCAAAGCGCCACTGTCCAGGACATTTAAAAGGACCGTCTCCAAGTGGTAACTCTTCCAGTCCCGATAAACCTCCTCAGTAGAAGGGGCTTATCGGGAATGAATGTTGTGACACCAGATCGCTAATCTGCTTACTTCCCGCCGCTCTGTTTTGGTATTGGCAACCAGCTGCTGTTGCTCAGTCGATTTCCGGGTCTTTGCGTCGACCGGCGCTGCAGTACGCTTGTACACGTCACAACTGGAAGCGCACTCCTTCAGTTACAAACCGATCTCCACCGGAAAAAAGGGGAATGCGCTTCCAGGTTGTGTTCTGTTCATCCTTGTCCGTAAGTTGCGTCATGTGCCGACGAGTAGAAGATAATCATAAATTGCGAGTAACGCAATAGATGTGTGCGTAAAACGCAAATTTTAGGCAAAAAAAAAGGCCTCGAATGAGGCCTAGTTTATGATGATGAATGCTATCCATGCCGTTTAAAGGACTGAGACTGGCTTATTAAAACCTTTCCATAGATATAGAATCTGTGCTCATTCTCTTTAGTTATATTCCATTCTCTATAACGAGGGTTATCAGAGATGACTAGCAGTTGGTCTGGTATCATCTGCAGGCGTTTAACATAAACTTTTCCATCAAAACCAAAGACGTAAATCCCATCCCCATCGAACTCATTGATAGTTACGTCTACAAAGATTAGGTCGCCAGGCTCAATCGTTGAGGCCATGCTATCACCGCGAACGTTGATGACCTTTACTCCAGATGGAGTCCTGCCACCAAACATTGCCAATGCCTGATCATTGCTGAACTCGATAGCATGAATGACATCTATGACGTCGCTACCGTGTATATGTCCTGCCCCGGCGCTTGCGCTCACATCAAGTACCTCGACTCTGTATACATCCACATCCTTTACGGGAGATGCATATTTTTCACTGTTTATATGTACAGTAGTATCATTTTCGTCAGAGGTAAATAGGTCAGGTACACTTACGCTTAAAGCTTGAGCAAGTCGGTTAAGTGTCTGTTCTGAAAACTGCTTTTGTTTTCCAGTTTCAAGCCTGGAAATATTGGCAGCATCAACGCCCACAGCTTCTGCAAGCTCTGCGATTTTAATGTTCTTCGCTAAGCGAAGTTGTCGTATGCGAGATCCTATTTTCATTCACTCATTACATGTTGTTTTTGCGTTTCGTGCAAAGCAACTTGCGCAATTCGCCAGCGTGGAATAACATGCGTAATACGCAAAAATAGGAGGCATTATGCAATCACCATTAAGAAAATTGCGAAAATCGCATGGCATGACCTTATTGCACGTTGCAACCGGGGTACAGGTAGATCCTGCAACGTTGAGCCGCATTGAAAGATGCGAGCAAGTCCCATCTGTCGAACTGGCCGAGAGATTAGCCAAGTTCTTTAGAGGAGAAATAAGCGAATTACACATTTTGTACCCAAGTCGCTATCAAACAGATGACGTACCAAGTGCAAATAATCGTACTGCTTAAGCGGTTATTCGATAACTACAAAAGGAAAATCAATATGGTAGAGCCAAACCTCAAAGAAGCCGTCAAAGCGATGTGCAAAGCATATCCAGGTGGGCGCGAAGCAATGGCTGGCGCACTGGGAATGACGGTGACGCAGTTTAACAACAACCTTTACGAGAAAAACGGCTGTCGTTTCTTCGAAGTCAGCGAGCTGGAAGCGATGGAAGACATTTCCGGCACGTCGTTACTGGCTGACTACTTCGCTCGCCGCCGTGGTGCGCTGCTGGTGGATGTTCCGCACCTTGAAGAGCTGGATCGCGTGGACTTGTTCAGCCGGGCAATGCGTACCTCTGCCGCCAGGGGACAGGTTGATCAGATTATCGAACAGGCACTTGAAGATGGCGTTATTGAAAGGCACGAGGCCGAAGAAATCATGGTGCATCACCGCCGCCACCTGGCAGCTCGGGAAGAAGAGATTGCCGCAATTATCACGTTATTTTCACGCAAAAAGAAGTGACGCCAGCGAGTTGCAGCTCCTGGCGTCGTGGCGTGTAGTTATCAGTGGAGATTACTAACGCATGAACAGTTTATCAACACAATACCGCAGGTCGCAACTTGTAGCGCGGCCAGTTCCTGGTGGAGCAGGACCGGTGCAGTTCGTGTATGGGGTAAGAGTACCAGGCGGGTTCGAACCTGTCTGCTACCAGTTTGCTCAGTGGGTGGTAGGGGACTTTAACGGCCAGGCGGAGAAAGTATGCGAGAGCTCAACCGATGGTTCAGAGATCACTACGGCGTCCCGGTCAGGGTCATACGCTGGGAGCCCCAAACACAGCGCGTTATATACCTGCGCGAAGGGTATCAGCACGAGTGTTTCAGCCCACTTGAACAGTTCAAACGAAAATTCAGGGAAATAGAGGGGTCTTATGAGCCTGTTAATGCCATCAAGGCCGATAGTCATCAATCCTGACCTTGCGTACAGCATTGGCCTGAATGAAGCCATTGCGCTGCAGCAGGTTAATTACTGGCTGCAGGAAACTAACTCAGGGCTGGAGCGTGACGGCGTACGCTGGATCTACAACACAACAGAGCAATGGCTGGAA